AGAAGGCAAACGAGTGGATAGCCTATGGATCGATACATTAAAAGATGAAAGAAGATCGATCTCAAAAGTTATTGAAGCTAATACTCGAGTTTTTACGATACCACCAGTGGATTATACCATAGTAGGAAGAAGGCTTTTTGGAGCTTTTAATTCGGCATTCTATCATAGCCGATTGAAATTCTTCTCTGCAGTAGGAATTGACCCAGGATCGCTTGAATGGACAAGATTATATAATGAATTGGAAACGATGTCACCTTTGGGCTTCGGCGGAGATTTCTCCGGTTGGGATGGCAAAATGTCACCTCAATTCATAATGGGCGTATGCGATGTTATCAACGCATGGTATGCCGATGAGCCCGAGAATCAAACAGCCCGGGAAGTTTTATTTGACGAAATTGTACATACACCACAAATAGCTTTAAATGAAATTTATTATACGCATATAGGTAATCCATCGGGAAATATGTCGACAGTTATAATTAATACATTAGTGCATTTTATGAAATTTTTATATTGTTATTATTTAATTGTACCTGTAGAACAAGCTTCTTTAGATATTTTCAATCACAATATTAAACTTTTTATTTATGGAGATGATGGTATTTGTGCAGTAAAAGAAGATTTTCTTCAATATTTTAATCCTAGTTTATTATCTAGTGCCATGGAAAAATTATGTTTGAAATACACAAATTCATCAAAAACAGGACCAGCAGAAGTAGTTCCTATTAGTCAGCTTACATTTTTGAAAAGAGGTTTTAGACCAGATAATTTTGGGCGAATGATGCCAATTATAGATATGCAAACGATTAATGAACTTACCAATTGGACTAAAGAGTGTGCAGATTTGTCAACGATAGAGGCATCTTTAGAAAATCTTAATGATGCCTTATCATTTATGTTTTATTATGGAAAGGAAAAATTTGACCGTCTAATGGGACGGATTCGTGCTGTACTCGATCCTCAATACTATCCGAGGCTTCGGGATTATGAATATTATGCACGAAATTTTGAGAAGAAGCATGATGCCTATCTATTTGCTCCACTTAGAGCGGAGAGCGAATATAATGGTGGCATGAAGCCGGGAGGAACATTTACAACAGTTTCTATGGACCCAGTAATCGAATCTACCACGCCAATTTCAACAGCACAGGACGATTCGATTCGAACGAGTGATAACACGAAAGGTATCATATTGGA